GGACGCCACGCTTGCATCTTATCTTGCGGCAGCTCGTCAGCACGTTGAATCTCTTTGCGGTCCCCTCATCACTCAAACCTGGCTCCAGTACGAGCAGGATTGGCCGTGCCGCCGGGGTTTCGATCTCTGGAAACCCCGCGCACAGGCGGTCGCATCCATCAAATACACCGACCTCGACGGGGTGCAGGCAACGGTCGACGCCGTAAACTACTATCTCTCATCTGAGAATCCATGCCGGGCCATGATTGCCCTGACCAGTGCGGGCACATGGCCGAGTGTCACCCTGCGAACGCTGAATCCGATTGAAATTGAATATGTTTGCGGATATGGCGATGAATCCGACTCGGTTCCCGAGCCGATACGCTTGGCGATACTGCTCCTTGCGACGGAGTTCTACGAGAGCCGCCGGCCGGTTGCGAACGTCACCGGGACCATGCAGGAGCTGCCGTTTGCGGTGACGGCGCTCATTTCGAACTACAGAGTGTGGGGATTCTGATGAACCCTGGAGATCTTCGCCACCGAATCACGATTCAGCGTGCCCATGAACAACCGGACAACCTTGGCGGCATGACGACCGTCTGGGAGACCGAGGCCGAAGTATGGGCGGCGATCTGGCCGGTGTCGGCCCGTGAAGTCGTTTCCAACGCGCAACTCGTCGGTCAGGTGAGCCACCGAGTTCGGATCCGATACCTTGAGGGAGTGGCGCCGAGGATGCGGATCCTGTTCGGGGCCCGGGTGTTCAACGTGCTTTCGGTCATCAACCCGAACGAGGGGAATGAACTGCTTGATCTCGTGTGCATGGAGGTTGTGTGATGGCCTCTCAAGTCAACTGGCACGACAAGGAACTGATCGCCAACATCCAAACGACGACCAAGGCGAATCTGCGCAAGATCGGGCAGACGGTCAGCAGGAAGGCCAAGGCGAATTGCCCCGTGGGCGTGGATATTCGGGGGACCGCCGAGAGTGGAACATCCAAGGGGCAGACCTGGACGGAACGCACGCCGGGCAGTCTCAAGAAGTCCATCCGCTACCGGGTGTCACGCGGGAAGAAACTGAGCGTGCAGGTGATCGCCGGGAACAAAAACGTATTCTACGCTCCCTTCGTTGAGTTCGGAACCAGTAAGATGTTGGCGCGGCCGTTCCTTCGGCCCGCGCTCGAATCGTCTAAAATGGAAATCGAGGGCGCATTCAAGGACACGTTGAAATGAGTCACTTCGAACAGATGCGGTTCGTGGCCGAAACGAAAGCCCTCCATCCCGAATTTTTCAAGGGAGCGCGAGTGCTCGAAATCGGTTCACTCGATATCAACGGGAGTGTTCGACGGTTCTTCGAGGATTGCAACTATACCGGGATCGACGTTGCCCCCGGTCATGGCGTTGATCTTGTCGCGACGGCGCATGAATATGATGCCCCGGATGGTAGCTTCGATGTCGTGATTTCCTGCGAGGCGCTCGAGCACGATATGCACTGGAAGCTGACCCTGGCCAAATGCGTCGAACTCCTGCGGCCAGGCGGTCTCCTGCTCATTACCTGCGCATCAGGTTCGAGACCGGAACATGGGACCAGGAGAAACTCTCCCGGCGACTCGGGAACGAGCGAGATTGAGGGTTGGTGCGACTATTACCGCAACCTCGAACTAGGGGATCTGCGTGGGGTCGTCGACCTCGATTCCAGCTTCCCCGGCTACGTTCTTCGGTTGGTGCGCGGCGGGCAGGATCTGCAATTCATGGGGATCAAGGCCGGTGGTCCGAAGCGAGCCGAGGATGATCGGATACCGTGCCTGCAAGGCAGTAAGGTCTCCGTCATCATTCCCGTCATCCGGACCGAGAAGGCAAGGCGCTGCATTGAGGCCGTCGAGAGAACCAGCAACGGATGGCCAATTGAAATCGTCTCCGAGGAGGACACGGAACGGATCGGCTGTCCGAAGATGGTGGCCCGGCTTGTTGCGCAATCCACCGGCCAACTCGTCGCTTTCCTTGGCGATGACACGGTGCCTCTGCTCGGCTGGTTGACCGCGGCACTCACGGCCATGGCAACCCTGCCGGATGATTGGGGTATGGTGGGTTTGAACGATCAGCACAACGACGGGAACCTGCTGGCAACCCATTGGCTTGCCGACAAGCGGCTGCTGCCGATGCTCGGCGGAGAATTCTTCCATACCGGATACCGACATACGTTCTGCGACAACGAACTCATTACCCGGTGTAAGGCGCTCGGGCGGTACGTGTGGGCGGCGGATGCCCTGATTGAGCACGATCATCCGATTGTGCGCGGGGAGTCGATGGAGGGCACCGATTACGAATGGGCCTACCGGGCCGACAACTGGTATCACGACCAGCGGCTGTTCAAGAGGCGGCAGAGGGAGGGGTGGAAGTGAAAACCCTCTTCCAGGCCATCATGGGCCGATTCGCTGGTTCGGCGCTCTCTACCGCTCTCGGGGGTCGTCTGTATAACTCGGTGGCCGCGCAGACCGCTACTCCGCCCTTCGGCGTGTTCATGCTGGTGGCCGGGACCCCGGATTGGACGTTTACAGAGGCGCAGGAAGACGTGCTGATTCAATTTAGCCTGTTCGATTCGAACGCGAGTGTCGGCCCTATTTGCGATGCCTACGAACTGCTCACGGCTCTCTTTGACGACTGCAAACTCTCCGTCACCGGCTGGACGCATCTCTACATGCACCGGCAGAGTCAGCAGTTGGTTCGCGAGGAAGAGGATCCGGGATGCTGGCACTACATCATTGAGTACAGAACCTTCATGGAGAAGAGTCGATGAGTGAAATCAAGCTGGCAATCGCCCTCCCCTGCCATGAGGGCCACGTTGACGTGAGGTTTATGGATTCCTTCGCCATCATGGAGAAACCCTTCGATTGGGTCTATATGCGCCCGACGTTCCCGCAGAATTTCCCGGCCTCACTTGACGATGCGCGAAACTCCCTTGTCATGCAGGCGTTTGAGGCCGAATGCACGCACATCCTCATGATGGACACGGACCAGCAGTACCCGCAAGATACCATCGCCCGGCTCATGTCACACAACAAGCCGATCGTCCGGGCGAGAGTCCATCGGCGCTATCCTCCGTTTGATCCTATCTTGCTTCGGCGCCACGAGAACGGGCTTTACGTCCATATCCCTGACGAGGAATGGATGAAGGGCGGACTCGTGGAGGTGGATGCAACCGGCGTCTGTGCCTGTGGACTTTTCGACATGCAGGTTTTCGAGAACATCCCCTATCCATGGTTCGAGACGGTGAGGAAGGATCTTAACGACAAGGAACACACGATCATCGGTGAGGACGTCCGGTTTTGCGAGAAGGCACAGGAGGCCGGGTATCAGATCTTCGTGGATTGCGATCTTGAAGTGTCGCATCTGGCAACATTCGGGATCACGCAGAAATTCTATAATCTTTACAAGGCGGCAAGGGGGGCGGAAACGAGAACAGTCTAAGCCCTGTTTTTTACAACCCTTTCCCGGCGGCCTAGCTAGCTGTTCCGGGACCCAATGAGAGCCCGCTTATCGTGGCCACGCGGTAGGCGGGCTTTTTCATTGGGGATCAGAAAGGAGAATGCAATGGCGAAGAGCCCCGGGAAAAATTGCAAAGTATCGTGGGGAGCAACGACCAAAGTGGTGGGCATCGGAACCTGGGACATGCCCGGCATCAGCACGGATCTGCTCGAAGCCACCGAAATGGGGGATGAGTGGAAGACGTTCATTGCGGGCCTGAAGGACGGCGGGGAAATCAGTTTCGAAGGCCTGTTCGACCCGGCCGACGGCGGGCAGGAACTGTTGCGCGACGCGAACCTGCTCGGGAGCCAAATCTCGGATCTCCGGTTCTATGTGAACTCGGTGAGCTACTTCGCGCCGACCACGACCAACCCGGCATCGTATCTGCTGATTACGCGCTGGAGCGTCAAGGCCGATAAGTCTGCGCTGATCACATGCTCGTTCACGGCCAAGGTGAGCGGCGCAATGGAACTCCTCTAACCCGACGGGAGGCTTTATGCCTTGGGATCTGGAACGACGACCGCCGAAGCGTTTTTACTTCGATAAGGATCAGCTCGAATGGGTCGATCTGAGGCTCGTTGACGACGACGAGAAACAGGAAATCCGGGAGCGGCTCGGCATCAAACTGAACGAGATGGTGTATGTGCCGAACCCGGCAAAGGACAATCAGCTTGAGTTGGTCCCCGGCAAGATCAGCGGTGAGCAAATCGCCGCGTTCATGCGCGAGCTGAATTTTGCCGGAATCCCGGCCTGGAACCTGGTTGCCAAGGGCGGGACCGAGATTCCGCATACGATTGAGAACGTAGATTTGATGATCCGCAAATCCAGGCGGTTCGCTGCGTTCGTCAAGCGAGGCTGGGAACAACTCGTCAAAGACGAATTGGCCGAGGCGGAGGAAGAGAGAAAAAACTGATCGAGTACGCACGGCGGCTCTGCACCAAACCGGACTGCGAGATGTGCCGGGCCGCCTGCGTACACTTCAGGAGGACTCCGCAATGCCATGCATGCATGCCGAGGTTGAACCCGGCGAACAGGGATGCCGTCCGAATCTGGCGGCTCACGGAATCGCAGGTCATAACGGTCGGCATGGGAGAGCCGGTGAGTGTCAATCAGGTGGCCGTCTGGATGGCGATAGAACGATATCGGGCAGCGCAACCGCAAAAGTGCTTTGAGAAAGTTCTTGATCTCTGGTCCGAGGTAACCATGCCGCGACTGAAAGGGGAACTCAATGGCGAGTAGGCTCGGCGAAGCG